ATAGATACTCTAAAGATGTGTCAGAGCACAAAAAGGGCCGAAGATGGGAGCGGGTAAGACTTTCGTCAATGTCTAAACTGATTGGCCATATACCCCTAGAAGAATTATCTAGCTCTGATATTGCTCAGTGGCGCGACGTTCGATTAAAAGATGTTATGGGTGCGTCGGTTCGCCGAGAGTTTGCTTTGCTGTCAGCAGCCATTGAGACGGCGAGAAAGGAGTGGCAATGGATCGCCTCCAATCCTGTCGCTGATGTGAAAAAACCAAAGGACTCCAGACCGAGAGATAGGCGGTTTACCGATGAGGAAATTGCCGCTTTGACCAAGGCAATGAACATGGGCGCTAATTCTGTATCCGGCAAAGCCTCGCTGGTGTTCTTGTTTGCCATCGAGACTGCTATGCGCTGCGGTGAAATTTGCGCTTTACGCAAAGAAGACGTCACTGGCCGAGTGGCTTTTGTTAGCGACTCAAAAAATGGGGAGACCCGTAGCGTTCCATTATCAACTAAAGCACTTGAGCTTTGGAAATTTGCCGGTGAGGATGGATTTAGAATATCCCCCATGCAAGTCAGTACGTCGTTTATGCGAGCCCGCAAGAATGCAGGCATTGACGGCGTTACCTTTCACGATTCACGAAGGGAGGCAACAATACGACTATCCAAAAAACTGGATGTTCTAGAGCTAGCTAAAGTTACCGGCCACAAAGAACTATCAATGTTGCTCACTTATTACCGCGCTGACGCAGAAGCTTTGGCAGACCTGCTATGACTTCTCGCGTCAAGCCACTTTTCAATATCAGATTGCCTGAATAAATTTTTACCAAATTGAATCGGTGCTGGGCTTTCTTTTCGCATATCGCGCCAAGTATTAATTGATACCCCAAGCATTTCTGCAATTTCTTTGTTGTTAATCAACTTCTCTATTTGTGACATCGTTTATCTCTCCTTAAAAGCCCACCACCACGCCGACTGTCTCCAGTTAAGGTGGTGGGCAGTATTCCCGCTCTCAGACGGAAATTCGTTTAATTCCAATTCGCGCAGTTAAGTTAGCTCGGTTGCTTATTGGTCGGCGGTTCTCTCGCGATCCAAAGGCTATGCGGCCGTGGTTTGGATGGTAGCCGTACTCTAATTCTGCTGACTTTCTCGCTGCGACCGCTTCAAAGAGGTGGTCGAAATAAGCAATATGTTTTTGTTTCCCGTCAATGTTTATGGTAGATCTCCATTTACGACATCTTTTTTCCCAACACACCCGACCTGTTATTTTTGCCCTTAGCCTGATTCCGAAGATTCTCAGAGATAGTAACGGGGCGCAAATTTCTCCATCGATTGTCATGCGTGACGCCGTTGATGTGGTCGGTTTGGTTTTCTGGAAAGGCTCCAGTCATATAAAGAAAAGCTAGCCGATGTGCACTGTGCACAATATAATCAATCTTTATTGCTACATAACCTGTGTTTTTGTGGACATTTCCAGCTACCTTTCCAGCGGAAACACCATTACGTGAAACCTTCCAAGTAAACAACCCAGACTCGGAATCGTAAGCTAAAACTTCTTTTAATCGTGCTTGAGTAATCATAAAATTCTCGTTGAATTCTTTTTTATTTAAAAAGGAATCTCATCTTCAAAAGATTGATCAAGCTGTGCAGGTGGCTGTTGCTGAATTTGGGGTTGATTCGATTGCTGTTTTTGGCTGCCGAGCAAATCAAGCTTATCAACATTTACTTTTAGCATTTTCTGAATAGTGCCATCGTTACCTTGCCATTCGTCAAGCGTAGCTTCGCCACTAACACCAACAGAAGCCCCTTTCTTTAAATATTGCGGCAAACCTCCTTCAGCTCTCTTGCCGAATAACGCGCAAGCTACCCATGTTGTTTTTTTCTTATCGCCATAGCCTGACGTTACAGCGACACTAAAAGAACAGACGCTCATTCCTGATTGAGTTGTTTTAACTTCAGAATCTTTTCCAAGATTTCCGGTAAAAGTAAAAATATTCATTGCAGAGACTCTTTATTAATTATGGAATAATGTTTAGTTAAAATTATTTCTTTCGTTTCTTCAACCAGCTTCAAAAATTCAGCGAGTCTTTCATCGATCATTTCAAACTCTGTTTTAAAATCAACTTTTTCGCAGCGATAAACGTAAAGCTTTTTGCCTTCTGGAAATGCAGCACAATACGAGATAAAGTCTATCCACTCGCGCCCAGTTAATTTTAGATTAGCCGCTAGCTGCCATTTGTAACCGGCGTCAAACGACTGTTTATTAACTCTTGCAAAGTGTATAGATGGAATTGCTGACTTTATTTCTATTACCCCATCTGTTCCAACTAAACCGTCGGGCGAGCATCCTATATAGCCAAGATCAAAAAAACCGCCATTTGTAACTTCACAAAAATACTGATTTTCGTAATCCATTCGGGCTAAAGGTTCTTCATCGTGGCCTCTCTGCATATGATCATTGGTAAAATTTGATTCAGGCCGTAGACCAGTTATCTGACTAACCGCAATTTCTGCTGCGTATTTTTTTGCAGGTTCGCCAAACGCTTTGCCGAAATTTGCCATAATTTTTGATATTGAACTGGAAGTGGGTTTCCCGGCGCGAAGTTGATACCATTCTTCAGTATTTTGTTCAACATCATGAAACATGAGCCGCTTCCTTTCCTATTAACTCCGCATCTTCTGCAGTGATGGTGACACGCTCTAGCACTTTATCCAGATTTCCATCACGTTTAAAAGCAGCGACTGCATTTATCCATTGTGTAGTGTCTTTTTTCAAACGAGGCTTTTCTAGCTGGGGGGCTTGCGGACTAATGCGTAAACCTTCGACGGTATCGCGTCCAAATCTCACGTTAGAATCGACGTAAATTGTTACTGATTTATTTACCCAATCTTCGATAAAAGGTGATTTAAATAATTCTTTTAAAATTTTAGAGTTAAACGCATTCAAAATCATGGGCTTTAATTTCTCTCCCGGCCTTAAATTTTTCTCTATAAAAAAAGCAGTATTAAATTGTTCTTTAGTTTTTTTTGTCTGGTCATCGACTAAAGAAACTTTGCTAATTGTTAAAACCGTAGGGCCTACAATATCTGCGCTGGACAGATAGGGAGAATTAAAGGCTTTTCTGTAGTGGGTTTTTTCTGACATTAAATTCTCCTTTGAGCAATATTTAAAATTGCGTCAATGTCTGCATTCGACCAGTTTAATTTTTTTGGGTCGACACATGCCGACTGCGTATAACCCCGGCTAATTGATTTTAAACGTACTGCCGCGTCTAAATTAATTAATGCCTGCATCTTCTTTTTATTAATAGCCATTTTCAAATTTCTCCTAGTAACTTTTCTATTTTATTCGTCATTAATTCCAAGAATTTACCGTGGTCGTCGTTGGCTTCGGTTATTTCATCTAAAAGCATTTCTATCTCAGTGTTTTTTTCTTCGTTAAAATCCACTTTAATATTTTCGCTAGAACCGACAGCTACTGCATTCTTTGGTATAGGTATAAATCCATTACTTTGCTCAAGCGCGGCAAAAACGTCGCCAGCTAAAGGCCCATTTATATTTTTGTAAAAATGTATTTTTCCCTGATAGCCTTTCATTAGTGAATAGCCCCAGACGTTAACCCTTCGATTTCCATTTGCGGGTAACAGCGAAGGTTCAACAAAAAATCGGTGTTGTCTTGCCAATCAATATAGATAACTCTATTTATAATTTTTATATCTAATAAATGGCCGCCATTCATTCCGTTGAGAGCATTAATAATTGCTCCAGCGTCGGCAGCTATAAAAGGCTCTAGCTCTTCTTTTTCATAAACGCAGCAATATAAGGGTTGGGTAAAAGTTGCCATATTCGCTCTTGATGTTATTTATTTAATGCAGTTAGTTTAGACCTCTATACCTAAGAAATCAACATATCTATACATTTATAAGAAATTTCTTTAAAAATCAGCAGATAATATTGTTATATAGGGAAATCCCTATTCTAATTGATTTTATTACCAGTATAATCTGTCGAAAAACTTGCAGAGGGAATTTGTGTGGAACGAGATAAGGTTAAAATCTACCATGATAGAAATAAAATTATATTGGATTTTTACAACACGTTGAATAAAAGAGGGCGGGACATTTTCAAAGAGTGCTTAGATGAACAGATTACTGCTGAGTATCCTTTGTTAGCCGCGAAGTTATAGATGCTAAAAGTGAGGAAACCTGCAAATCTGTGCAGTTTTCGAGATATTCTTTATGCTCTGCCGATAATCTGCTTTCTTCTGCCTCTGGCCCAAGCCCTCTAACTAACCACCTGTGCGAGTACCCGGTTGCCTCACTTATAGACAAATAACTTTCAGCTGATGCTACAGTTATGTCGTTTTCCCATTGAGAGATAGCGCCCTTAGTTACCTTTATCTTTTTAGCCAGCGACTCTTGGCTCAATCCTAGACTTTTTCTCGCGCTTTTAATTCTCTCGCCTTTGGTCATTATGGTAACACTCTTCAAAATTGTATTTTAATCAATTTGTTGTTTAGATATCTTGACCTTTTCAGTCAACATATCTAAACTGCACAGATGAAAAAAACCCAGATTACTAAAATCCAAGCAATTAGTTTATACGGCAGTCAGTCGAAGCTTGCAAAAGCATTATCAATAACAAAGGGCGCTGTGTCTCAGTGGCCTGAAGGCCCGATACCTGAAAAACAGGCTTTGAAACTAATTTATGAGCTAAAACCTGACGCTTTCACAATAGCTTACGGATTTGCGCGGTTCAGCGCCAATAACGATTAGAGATAAAAGAGGGGATATTTAGAGTTTTTTAGAGAAAAAATGCCCCCAGTGCTGCGAACACGCAGGGGCAATCACACAAGAGAAGGATAATAACATGAAGGATAGAAGATTTACAGATTGCGAATTTTGCGGGTTAACGCTTACGTCTGATCAACAGAATGCAGGCCGCGCATTTTGCGACAGCTGCAGAGAATCGTTAAGGCGCAAATTAACAAAATCTGCGGTGGAGGGCGATAAATGAAATTTTATCCTCACCATATTAGCGATTTTAACAATGCAACCCGCCATTTAACACGCGTTGAACGTAGCGTCTACAGAGACGCAATAGAACACTATTACGACACGGAGTTACCACTAATAACCAATATCGATAAGCTTTCAAAGCGCCTGCTTTGTTTTGTCGATGATGAAAAAAACGCGCTTATTGATATTTTAGATGAGTTTTTTGAAATTTCAGACGATGGTTACTTTCATATTCGCTGCGATGAAGAAATTACCAAATACCGCGCAAACATTGGGGCCAAGGCCAGAGCGGGTATAGCAAGCGCAGAGGCAAGGCGAAAGAAATCAGAAGAACTAAGGAAAAAAGCAACAGGTGTTAAATCTCGTTCAACACGTGTTCATAACCAAGAACCAATAACCAATAACCAAGAACCAATTATTAAAACACTTGATCAATCTTCGATTGACCTTGAATTATTCGAGCAATTTTGGCGGTCTGGCATTCGTAAGGTTAACAAAAAGAAAACCTTGGCCCTATTCAACAATCTTTTAAAAAAACAAACGGACGCGGCGAGCTTTACAGAGATCCTAATTATTGATGTGAAGGCTAGGCTAAATTCTAATCAACTCGGTTTTGCAGAAATGCACCCAACGACGTATTTAAACGGTGAACGCTGGGAAGATGCGATTAATCATAGGTTGCCCGCAATAGCGGAGAGAAAAACAACCTTTGAAAATCTAACCGATAGAAGTTGGGCCGACTCGATTACCCAACCTAAGAAAATTGGGGTTATTTATGAGGCATAACAGCGAAACACAGGAAAGCTCAGAAGCTCTTGATCGATGTAAATTGATTAAC